CTTCATATGCGTTGTTATCAAGGTTGGGAATAGCCCTCACTCCAATAAGACGGGCCCTAGGTTCAAAATTTTGAATCACCTCTTCAATTTTCATAGTTAGAACATATGCCGTGATTGGCGTCATAGGTTCAAACAGAATGTCTCTTACACCAGAACCAATCTCTGGATGAAAGGGTTTCTCGTAAGGGTTGGTTAGTATCAGGTTTCTTACAGACCTCTTTACTGCTGTTATATCAGTAACTTTGCTGATATCTTTTGAACCAGTTTTAGGGCCAAAGAATAAATCTATGTCAGAATAAATCTGGGCAGCACGGTCCTCGCCGGTATGCGTACCGTCATAATATGCGTCCTTGTAACCCATGTGTATTCCCTTTTACTATTATTTATACACTCTCTGATGTATTTTGTGACATCCTATACGGATTGTTAGCCGGCCAAACATCTTTTGCGCTGACACGAATAAAACGCTTGTTCGTCTCATTGGCATTGGGATTGAGAATATTCAACACAACATTCTTGCCCTTCTTAAACGCATCCATCTGATTGCAGATTCTTGCAAAATTATTATTTTCCATAATATAACTCCTTTATGTGTTTGTATTTATGCAGACCAAATATCGGCATCGTAATTGCTTCCCTTCTTGTGCGTAAATACTGTACCAGCTGGAGTAACATTTGCGCCTGTTCCCGCCGGCACAACTTTTACTGTTTCGCCGCCTGCGGCCGATATTAGGATTTCTTCGGCAACACTGGCAACAACGTCGGTGGCCGAGGCCAGGCTCGCGGTATTTTTGATTCTTGCAAGAATGGCCTTATTTTGATTCACTGTAGATAATACTTCTGGTACTGCCACCCCGATAGTCCTTGATACTGCGTCAGGAATTTCTACTGCCGCGAGTATATCATTTCCTGCTTCCTTTACAAGATTTGGAACAATTGAACTTATACTATTACCACCTAGTATTGCATCGGATGCATTGTTAACAAGACTAGCTAGCTCTAAGCCCTTTGCCGTTAAATCACCGCCAAACTCTGATTCAATTTTTGCAAAAGATTGTATAAAGGATGAACTGCCGGGCACAAGGGAAGCAATGCTTGCTATTTCTGCTTGCAAGTTTAGTTTAGGAAGTGTTGGTATTTCAATAGTTTGTAATTTAGACATCAACCCACTGAGTACGTTTTGGTTAGCACCAAGTGCAGCTGCAGCAGCAGCTGCTGATGCATCCAGCAAACTCTCAATCAATGCCGACGAAGAACTAAGATTAGATAGAAGGTTGTTCAAATCTAAACTAGCGCCGAGAAGATTTGGGTTTGTAAAATCAACCATTATAGATTAACCTCCCGCAAATACATTTGGTGATCCAGATGCTGATGCATTAGGAACCCATGAACCATGTCCACCAGTTGCATCACCCTTACGATGTACTGCAAGTCCATTTGCAAAAACAGTAGAACTACCAGCGGTAGCAGGATCACCACATACAGTAGTATCGGTTATACGAGTACATTTTGCAGAATTAACATATACATCTGGAGAACCAGTTGCATATGCAGTTTGATGAAATGGATTTGGTGTTGGACTTGCATGACCAACATGACTATCCGTACCTACTCTTGTTACTTCTGCCATAATACCTCCTATGGGTTCAGCTCAATGTTAGCGTCACCGGAATCTATTGTAATATCAGCAGTCGCATCAATATCAATCGTTCCTGTAGAGGTGTGGGCCCAAGTTGTCCCTGTAGTGCTTGTCCAAGCCGTGCCAACTATTTGTGTCAGAGTAGTTTCTGGATTGATTGTCATTGCGGTAGCAGACTTCATATTAAGCGTGCTGCCAGACTTCATAGACATAATACCTGATATGGTTGTCTGCGACAAATACTTGCCCACAACCAGTTCATAATTGGAGAGTGTAATTATCGAGATACCATCTGATTCTTGGTTTGAAGGCATTTGATTACCTGCTACAAGTAGGGTATATTTTCCACCAACCTTTTGCGTTTTCGACATATCATGAATCATATCCGTGTCGCCTTGGATAGTACCTGCGACATCCTTGTGGATATTGAATGCATGAGTGCCAACAATCTCTTCTTCACGATTACCGCCGGGAGCAGATGCACCAACTTTGACACGATGGTTCTTATGTATCTTCTGATAGAAATCCCCTTCTATCTCTTGTATGTAATCTCCCTTGATAAGCTCTCTTACCGAACCCTCAATGGTGATATTCTGTACAACCTCGCTTTTCGTGCCATCGGGCTTGATACCCTTGATAACAATGTTCTGATTACCAATCACAATCTCGTAGTCATCTCTAATAATCTTGGTGACCATGCTGCCGTCTGGGTGTATCTCCTCAAAGGTTCCTGCCTTATGCTGACGAAACAACCGTTCTGCACGGGGACTGTCATCCACTTCGGTGATATGACCAGATTCAGACTCGAATACATGATTGTAGGGATAAGCAGCAGAAAGATAGGGGTTTGCATCTGCATTAATGCCCTTAGGAATAGGCTCTTCCCAGAACCCCCGTGTCTCTTGTGCTTTTACAAGGGATACAGATACATATGGTTTGGTTGCAGTAGGTATGCCTGTTGCATCTTCAGCGGGATCACCATACAATCTCTCATCTCTACGATTAATCAATGACTGATGTGATTCAGATTCCGTGCCTCGAGCAAGACGATTGGTATCCGATTCACCTATACCATGCCCACTCTTCCTTTCGCCAGGATATGGACCATGAGTTGGACCTTTTTTAGACGCATATGGTTTTTGAGGAACATCAATTCCCCGTGGATCATTAAACCCAAGAGTGGGATCAGCTGCATCGCTAGGAATGCCGGGAAGCGAACCCATGATGACGGGTTGCTGCTTCTCGTTGTCACGAAAGAAACCCACAACCCAAGACCCTTGCGTCAGGAACGAAGGAGTGTGGCCCAATCCCTGCATAGAAGGATCAGTTACGGGATGCATAACATGCGCCCATGGCAGATCAGTAGTCTTGACCTCTGTTAAACTCTCACTATGATGGCCTAGAACACGAACGCGAACCCGGCCGAGCTCTGATGGATCATTCCTATCTTCAACAACACCAACGAACCAACTGAACCCATCTTTTCCCATGAAATCTTGCATGGGACTATTTATAAGAAATTAATGAAGGTCTGGATCGCGCCCAAAGCCTTTCTTGTGTGGGCTCCAAACATAGTCTTCAATATCGTATGTCATGTCGGGATTATTAGTTCGCAGTACATCAACAGCCATGAGCGCTTCCTCTATGCTCATGCCATCTCCAATAATTTCTTTGTTTATAACTCTGTATTTAATCATGATTGCCTCCTTTTTAGAGATCATCATCTTGTTCAAAAAAATCCGATTAACTCATTTGGAAGAATGTAATCAATCTTATTCCCAAACCTAGTCACCTCAATATAGATAGACTCCAGAGACTTAGGTTTAACGGGAACATACTTCTTTAGCTTCTTGGACTTGTATAGAAATACTCCATCCCTCAGCTTTAGATCACTATAAGAGTCCTTGTCGGACCCAATCGCCGTGAGAATGCCAGATTGCTCTGTTCCTTCATCGTCGGCATACATAACTTTATCACCGATATTCATTTTCTGTTCTTTCTATAGATATTCAAAACTTGTAGCTATCACAGGGTCTTTACTAGAACCTGTCCATTGCTCAGTAGTAGTCACTACCCTGATGCATCTGCCAGGATCGCGCTTCCATCGACCCGGCTCGTGGTCATGCCCGACCCAAAGAGGGTCTAAGACCCCGCGGCCAGAATGGAAGTTTTCATCAAACTCCTCATAGTACTCAGTTTTCACTGTCTTGAACGGTTTCATCTTTCTCTCTTGCTCCATATTTAAACTCCGTCTCTGCCGCAAGATCAAGCTTATGCATGATGTCTTCGGTAAAGTATGTTGTTGGGTCATTCAGTATTGTCTTGCCGAACTGCTTTGACCCATCAGGCAGTTCAAACCTCGTTGAAACCTTCTTGAAGATTTCATATTTCTCTGCCA